CTAGCTTCAAAAGAAAGTGATTGCAAGTTTGAATAAATTGGGCGGTCACACCAGGTGTCCTGAGGAGGCTCTCATTGTTCATCAAGTGTTGCTTCCCATTTGTCTGGTTGCCCTCACAACACTATATACTGTTCAGGGTTCATCGAGCGGTGTCAGGTGTGCCTGGTCTACTTGTGACCTGGTAATGTGCTCTCAGCGTTTATTTTGGTTCTTCATCATCTGGTGATAAGTGTAAAACCTTAGGATCTTTGTCAAGCTGTCTGTGTGTGTGTGCTTCAAGTGTTAGTTTTTCAAGGTTGACGACTACAGGTTCAAAGGAGCTGGAATATTGGATTTCAGGTCTTTTCTTCACTACGGCGCTTTTTACAAGATACTTTTGTGCGGTTGAAGTGACAAATGATAATATGTCGTTGTACAGGTAATCATAGGTTCCGAAGTCTTGGTCATTAGTGTATGATAAATAGTATTTTACATTGGGATCAGGGTTGATTTCAACTTCTTTTAACAATTGTTCAGTGGTGTAAGTACGAATAGTCTGGCCAAGTTGTTCAATTAATGCCATGTATGGCTGCAAAAAGTAAGTCTCATCACTTATTTCTAGTTCTTCGTCATATTCTATTGGGTCTTTTGTCATCTCACGCATTTGCTGATTACTTATACCATTTGATTGTTCGTTGGAGAATATCCACATATATTTATTTGGTGTTGATATTTGCGATCCATTGTAAAAGAATGTCCATGCTTGATCATCATAATTATATTCCACATCTAGTTGGGTTCCAATGGATAGTGTGACTGGCACAGATTGAAAATCTTGACATAGAATAGCTTTTATATTGGCTTTCTTAACTTTGGTGACAGCATTGGGGAAGGTGTCAAGACCAGAGTTAGCAAATTCAATGCTACCACCAATGGGATTTTTGAAAATATAGGTATAATCCACATAGAAGTATCCTGGGACTACTGCATTATTATTGATATCTTTACATGCAATTGCAATAGCTATGAAATAAAAAGGCATTGAGTCATCATCTATATCCCCTCCTACTCTGTAGAGATTCTTTTGGAGATTTGTTCCTACTTTTATAGTTGATGTTGCTGGTTTGAAGACTTGTGTTATCATACCTCCATTACTGGTTTTCAATGATTGTTGTAAATTGTCAATGGAAGGTGCCTCGTGGTAAATGGTGCCTGCTATTACATTTCCTGCCTGAGTTGCGGCACATTGGGGGATGTAGTGTACATTGAATTTAACTGGTCGATAGTTTTGGTAGCCTTTAGCGATTGTAGCTATTCTTGTTCCAAGCCAATACGCTGGATTGCTAGGTATCACCGCAATTACATTTGCAGCTGAATTGGTGATGTTTGTTGGAATCTTATAAACGAGGTCTTTTCCTGAAACTCTGGCGGTTGTATTGGCTATATTGGTATTAGTTATTGTTCTTCTGAAATTAATGGGTTTGGCCAGTGGGATATTCCTGGCGGCTCTGCGTATAGCGCGTCGTCTCCTTTGCTTCTGCAATCGGTTCCTTCTGATACGTCTTGGTATTGTTCTAGTTTTTGTTTTTGTAGTTTTCTTGTTTTGCATAGTTTTTAATATTTTTGCTTTGGCCCCACATCGTACATTGATTTTATATAATGAACCGATATTTCTTGCTCAATTTGTCTAGAAACAAAATCTGCTTGTTCGTCAGTTAATATGTCTGTGTGGGCTTTTTCAATTTTCTTCATTGTCTCCCAGTAGTTATTTTGTATTTTGTATTGGTCGTGGCGGTGCTGTACATTAAGGTAGTGATCTTTCTCGAGGTTCTCAAAATAGCTAGAATCAAAATTCTGTTTTTGTTCTCTTACCTTCTCTTTGATTTGTTGTTTTAGTTTGAATTTTTCAACATGCTGGGTGGTTATCTTGCAGTCAGTTCTTATCTTCTCAGCCAGTTTGCGATACATTTCAGCTATTACCATAAAATATTTTATTTTTGGGTAGTTCACCTCAAGTGAGTATGCTATGTCTTGAAGATAAATGATTTTTTGAAGTAATGTGTAATTCTTAGTTTTCCTAGAATATTTTGATAGTGTCATGAACTTTCCTATGTCTCTAGTTAAATATATTTCATTTTCTGCAGGTGTGGTGAACCATGCTCGGAGTGAACAGAATTTTATTGTACTGGCGTCTCCTCCTTCTAAGAATTTAAGAACTTGTCCAATTCCATAGATTGATGCATTGGGTTGGGATGGGTCTGGCACAGAATCTAAAAAGTATTTATAGTAAATTTTATTGATTTGTTCTCTAGTTATGTAGGGTTTGTACATTAATGTAAAGTCGTCACCTTTTGAGAAACAAACATAGTCTTTTCCAAATACAAGGCCGGCCTTATCATTAACATACCTGTTATACATGACCATTCTTATTGTATTCATTAGGGTTGTGTCACAGTCACCGGAAAATACAGTTCCTAGTATTTTGTATGTCATGAGTGGTTTCTTTTTACCTTTGTCAATATATTCTATGTCCATAGTTTTGTACAACGCCTGTGACACTTTGTGGAAATCAATTTTGGGAACATGGTATACTTTGTCCTCAATCATATTGTAGATGTTCCTATCAATTTGTTTTAGGCTAACGTCTTGGGTGTTATCAAAAGCTGATCCATCTCCTTCGTATATTTTTGTGAACCCAAGAGCAAGGTAATGATTAATTTTGTTTGCCATTTGTGTTAGATTCTGCCCTCCACAGTAACCTCTAAGATGGTCTTGTGCTATCTCTTCTAATGCCCAAGTTATGGGTCCCATTATGTATTTTGTTCGTTGGGGTATTGAGCATACCATTCTTGGTTTACCATCATTATTTTGTAATTCCTCTTTTAAAATACCGGTATAGTGAAGCTTTAATATTGCTGACAGCTCTTTCTTTGGTATCTGAGATATATCGCCTTTGTAGAAATTAATAACATGTTGCAATGCTTTCTGTTTTGTGGAGTTAAGGTGATTCATCCAATCTAAAACTGAGTAGCCAAAGTTCTTTAGTTGTTCTCCCATTTCTTGTTCAATAATTTTCATGGAATGTTGGACAAAATCTTTTGCTACTTCTGGGTCTGGTACTGGTGCGGCCTTCATTTGACGTTTTGCTGCAGCTAGAGTTGTATGTCGACAAGCTGTCCAACACATGGCTTCCGTTTGGTTATTTTCTTTGTCAAATAATTGTTCAAATTTGTCCTTATGGGGGCAGTTGCAGGTAATATCATCAAGAGTTATTTTATTAAACCACTCTGGATCTAGCTGCCTTCCGTTGCTGTCATAGAGGTTATAAATGGATTCAAGTTCTTTTAATTCTGGATCTAGCATTTTTAATTTGATTCTAGGTAATTTTGAGTATTCAGGATGAGGGTGGTGTGTGGATGGAATTTTGGGTGCATTTGCATGTTTTCTAAGGTTGTCGTTTAGTGTGGTTCCTTCATATATTTTTGTAATATAATTATGGTGCAGTTGTTGTTCAGTTTGTTTTATTTTGAACTGCACACCGATGTGGGGCCTATTTAGAAACCCTGGTCTAAACCAGTGATGTCATCACTGATTTCCGGGTTTATGTGTAGTAATGAACGGATGGCTATAGACATGTATGTGGTTGCTTTCTTCTGTTTTATTGCTGCCCAAAGTGATTCTGGTTTTATGTCTACTTTATTGGTCTTGAATTCGTTTATCCAATGTAATTTCTTCCACTTTTCCATAAGTTTTAATTGTATTGAAGCACTGAACACGTCCTTTATGCACCTTGCCAATAATGGTATAGCAACATCATTCACAGCTAAGTCAGGGTTTTCCTTGTTGATATAAGTGAGGGTGGAGATAAGTGTCTCTCTGTCAAGTTTAGTGGCGTTATGTAATCTGATTTGGATTTTGCTAATTAAACTTGCCGGTATTTCAACTCCTTCTATTTCACGGAGGAAGTTAGCATTTGTTCTGAGTTGTTCATAATAGTTAAACATCCTTCCGTCTCTCCTTCGGTATAGTATATAGCTGCCATTGACATCTTTTTCAACATGTGCGTGATCTTCAGGTTCTTTTAGTTCAATATTTTCATGTTGCTCTCCTTCTGCTAGGTTGTCCTCATCCTGGTAATTCTCTTTAACCGTGACCATTATATCTTCAGCTTGTGGATTTATTAAGTTGTAAAGGTATGCAGTATCGCCAACTTTGTTTCTTATTGATTTGTTCCACTCAGATTGGATTAGTTTCCTGTGCTCAATGAATTGATCTATAGTTGAGTAAGTGTGTAAGTGTGCTTTATTGATAAAGAAGTCTTTTATTTTGTCTTCATCATAAACTTCTTTTGTTATTGAGAATCTCAGATAATCAGTAGCTCCAGTGGATATTCTTTGATGAACATGTAGCTTTAAGAGGAAAGGGTAAAGTTTCTTGCAGCTTTGGGGGATTAAGTAGTCATCAGATTTAGCTAGAAAAGGAAATCTGAGTGGGTGGTGATATGCTTGTTTGTTGCCCATAGTGTACATGTACATATCAGTGCGTTCAGGATTTATTAAGCCAGCTATTTTCGCATCTTCGTAATGTTCGTCTTGCGGCACAAGTCTAAGTATACCCTCACTTTGGCCTTGATAAGTTATGAGTTGTGGTTCAGTAGTTAATTTCTTAGGGACATGCATGGTTCCAACTATAACGGTTCCAGGGTTCAAGAATTCTGTGATTTCATAAAGGTCATTGTCAGGAATGTAATAAATAACATCGGTCATATTAATTAATATGTCTTCATAGTTATCCATCTCATAATCATCTTGTTGATCTTCCGGTATTTCATCTTCTTCAAGTATTTTCTCCACAGATATTTTCTTGCCTTTTGATTTAGGGTCACGGGATATAGATTGTTTTATTACCTTTCTTGGTTCTAGGGCCCCATTTTGTATAAAAACCCGGTGCATGTATTGCTGGATTGTCTCTTCTTTTAGGTCAGGTAGCATCATCTCCTTAATTGTTCCAATTAAACGCTGACGTTGTTGTTCAGTTGCTGGATCAGTGGGTTTAGGTAGATTTCTGTTATTATTAAGTTGTTCCTCGGGGTTTGCGTTCCCTTCATCTTGATCATTGTATTTAGCGTCATCACCTACTTCTACTTCATTTTGCTGAGGTTGAGGATTTTCTTCTTCATCCATGTCCCTTATTTCATCTTCATCTGCTATGAACCTAAAGTCCTGTCTGGTAAATTTTAACCTATTGGCAGTTTCTAATATTTGATGTTGCATGAGATCATAGGCAGCTTGTACCTTTCGTCCTCTATCATAGTCTTCCGCATCTACTTTGGGCATTAGTATAGCTACTGGGATGGTTCTTTTTATTAATTTTCCAGAATTGATGTCAACGACAGGCCTGTTAATTGTTGTTGGAATGTATTTATCAGATAATGTGTTAGCGTTATAGCATGATATTCTTGTGTTTTCTATGATGTTCATATCCTCTGCAATGTCTCTTATTGCTGCTGTAATAGGATGTTCATTAAAGGCATCATGTGGTATATTGAATTTGATTGGAGCTACTGTATGAGATGGATTGGTGATGACTGTGGTAGCCTTGTCAATGGCTTCAGATTTTCCGTCAGAGAATCTTAGTCGAGGGAATGCAATCTTCAATGGTTCTATTATTTTAGGGTCCTCAACTAATATGGGCTTATTGAATTGATTGTAATAGTAATATAGCCTGTCGGTTAGGGATTTCATAGTGTTATTGTCAGGTGGGTCTTTGTTTCTAGACAAATTTTGCAAGTCAAACTTGCGATCATTTTTGAAGTTCTTATTAAAATGTTTAGATAAGTTAAGATTAGATTGGTTAGGTTTGGAATAGTTTTTG